GAAAACACTCTCACGCATGTCGTGAATTAAATTGTGGACTTGGTGATGTTCGTTTCCCTGCCCCTTACCCGAGCAGTTTACCATATAATTGGTTTATGCCCCTATTAAAACTCCAGTATACACGAGGGCTACTGATATTTCTAGGCCCTTTTGCGTTTTCTTTTCGCATAACCAGTGCCTTTACCGATTTCTTCGATTCGTTTTTGATTTCTTTTCTTAGATTTGTTGCGAATTCGTTTCATGGCAGTAATAGAATCCCATTCTGCCTGATTCAATGCGATATAATCATCACACCCTTGACCCAGACCACGAAGAAACTTAATGAAACGGTTCTTTTGTGCCTTAGTCATCATAGAATAGGCCTCAACGAAGTCTTCTTCAGTAGATTCAAGTTCAGCAATCAAACCATCCCACTCGTTTCGCATGAGTTCAACCAGTTTACGCTTATACTCAAGACTTGTAAGATACTTAACCATATCAAACTTACTCTTATAACCGTTATCCATAAATTGGTCAATCTGATACTCTATCTCACCGAGTGCCCCATTCACCTTTTTCTGCATTGCTATTTGTATTTTGTTCATAACATTTATATATTAAAAGAAATTCTTCAACACGCCAGACGCCAATATAAGCAACCCAAATGCATTGAGTAATATAAGCGCCCTATCTTTCCATAGGAGAGAGACTATCAACCATCCGAAGATACCTAAGGTGCTGAGATATAAGTCCCAAATCAACAACGCAGGTTCACCAGTACTCCTTAGTGTCATTGCTATCATGACTATAATACTAGATAACCACTTTGTCCACCATGCAAGTTGTTCCTTCTGCCTTGCCTTACGCTCCTTAGTGGTAAGGGGTGCAGTCGGAACAGACTCAACGGTTTCCGCTATCTCCTGTAGAACCTCACGATTAACGAGAACTTCTTTAAGGACTTCTTTATTTGTGTTCATCTCTCCTCTTCTCCCAAGGGAATGGTTTATTGATATGTATACCCACATAAGTGAGTGTAATCATAATCACACACAGGACAAAACCTGCGATACTACTAATTTGTGATACTTCTGTTTCCATAATCATTGCTCCTATGCAATATTCCACTTTCTAAACTTAACAAAGTCAAGTATGTTCTCTTCAGGTGTGTAGACAGAATCATCTATATCACCTGGGTCTGGTTCGTCTTCGTATTCGACATGCAACTCTAAACGACCATTGATATTACGAATACACATAAGAGTGTCTTCTTCTATCTCAGGATGCCGTGCAAAGAAATCTTCGGCACGAATCTCATCGTCAAAGAGAATCATGTCACCACTTACTTCCATTTGATATCCCATATATAACATTTTTGTTTCCTTCTTTAAAAATATCCAAAAAAATTTTTTAGTACGGCGTCAAGGTCATCCCGATGCCTTAACACTAGTGGACCAACGCAGAGGATTTCACATGGACTGTTTGCCACGCTCACTCAGAGACATTCTAAGACGCTCTATGCTACCCCTACACCCTATCTAGTGCAGTAAGTGGGAGGGGCGTTCTCATCCCCTCCACGAATGTTCGGACATTACCCTCTGAGACTTTCACATATGCATGATATATTATAGGTAACTCTCAGATGAACCCTTTAATATATAGCCATTATACTACAGCATGCAGTCTATGTCTAGTGGAATACCTTATCTATTCCGTTAATTACTATGAACTCTATGTCTACCTGGCCGATGATGTCTTCACCACCCCTAGATAGGACACTAGAACACATGTCATCCCAACACTGGTTCACATCCACCTTGGACATGGCCAGTTGCATCTCTTTACCACTCAGTGGTATCTCAACTGGTATACCAGATGCGATGTGTACTCCTTTTAACCCATTAACCATGATACTCCTCCTATTAAACTAAATGGTATGCCGAACATACAGAGAAAACAACAGAACGAACTGTTGCAAAACCATATGTCGAATCTTCTAAATCTTCTCTTTAACTCTTTTCTCACCATATGGATATCCTATCAAAAAGTGAGACCCATTGTCAACCCCTAGTATATACTCCAATGTACACTCCAGTATACATTGTATAGCATAAGAAACACATGGAGTGGAGATGATATGCATGGTACTCTACTATATATCAGGAGTACCATTAACACATAGACCTCTCAGACATGGGGTCTTTCGCCTGTTACCTTCGTCAATTCATCATGGGTATACCATAACAAAAAGTGAGGGTCACTGTCAACCCCTCTGAAACCCTTATAGGAGGGACGGTCTCTCTCGTGTCCTCTCTTAGGTTCTCTCAGGTTATAAGTAGTCCTGCTTCTCTTGACCACTTCACGCTATCCGCTTTTATTCATTGGTTCTACGAAACACATAAATACGAATATAATTACACACTTTAACACACTTCTGCACACATTATATTATGAACCTACTGACACTACTCAATAAAATATTCAAACCCACTAAGAAACAGGCTCTGGCGCATAGAGAAACATCTTTCACTATACTCAGTGGACTTATTACACAGGCACCTATCATCGTATTCATCATGTATTGTATGCGTGAGGTATTCAATGTATCCGATTGGTGGGTACTCAGTATGGTTAACATATCATCTATGACCATTATCTCATACATAAGGTTATACTACACTCGTATGTACTTCAGTGGTAGATACGATGACATAGAGGAGAGACATGAAAAACACTAATACTTTATTCCCTTGGGATAACTACTATATGGACTGGGATGAGTCTGTAATGGGTCGTCTTATGATGATACCTAACTTCTATTCGGATAGCGAGCTTGAGTTTCTACGGACTATGGCGTTGGAGGTCGGTGAAGTATCTTCGGATGTGTACCCTAATAGACGGATTAGTTCGTTTGATGGATACCCTCCTAGCGCCTTAGTGTCTACGGAAGATTCTTCTGTCGGAATAATGACTGGTGTGATTACGGATAAGATTGATTGGTTGTGGTCAAATTGGGAAGCGTTTTCAGTGTCTTTGGAAATGCCTGATGTTAAGTATGTCTTTGATACTAAGGACTTAGAGAAGAGAGCGAATAATGTCCCTGCGTATTGTAATCATCATATGCAGGCATCACCTAAGAATATGCCTCATTACCCTATACACAATGATGGTGGTAAACTTATGACGATACTTGTCCCTATCTATCCTGATGTGAATAATAGTACCATCTTTCATGGTGGGGAAAGGTTTGACATGGATAGTGGTCGTATGATATCATGGGATATTAATACGGCATATTTGTTTCGTGCAAGTAATTATAGTTATCACTCATATGTCGGAGGTGATACAGATAGGTTTATTATGAATATAAATTTCTTCAACAATTGGTATAAAAGGCCCGAACCGCCTAAATAATACTATGGCATACGACTTCTTCCCAACAAAGAGCAAAGAGATACTTACTAAGTGCGACAAGTTTCCACCTGGTAATGTAGCAGATATGATTAAACTCCATGAGGCACTCACTAAGAAGTACCCTAAGGTTGATGCACCTATCAATATCGATTTGGGTAAGAAGAATCAAAGTAAAACAGAGGTCAATGTCACTCGTGCATTAGAAGGCGCTATCACCATCAATCAGATACTTAATCTATCTAATGCTGAGAATCTTAAGTTAAAGTTCGGTAATGGTAGTAGTGGTAATAGGGGTGCTAAGAATCAAGGTAATGCGTTTGAAGAAGAGTTCGCAAAGGACTTAGAGTCATGGTGGGCAGGTGAGAAGGTCGGTGATAAGAACCATCTCCTTGCGATAGAAGACTTGAACAAGACATATGATTTAAAGAGTTCTTCGACACTGAAGATATCAGTAGAAGGTGGTGAGAACACACCTAGACCTATCAAGTATGGTTCTAACATTATACTAGAGAATAAAAAGGGTACTGGTACAGATGTCGGTAAGAATGTCACTGATATTACTCTTACGAAAGATGATGGTAAAGAGATATACTTATCACTTAAGTTCGGACCTACTACGACCTTCTTCAATGTAGGTGTAAGAAAGGTACTCACACCAGACGAAATAGAGGCAGGTGGTATCAACAACAAGAATGGTCTAAAACTTTTAAAGATGTTCGGAATCAAACAAGATAAGTTTTGTTCAGTCTTCAAGGGCGATAAGAACACCGCACCAGGTTATAGTAAGAAAGAGGTTGTAGGGTATGATAAGAGTGCTCTCAACAAACTACTTGAATCAGGCATTGGTCATGGGTATCATATCATACATAAGTTCACTAATGGTAGAGTCTTATCAAAGAAGATGGACAAAGTGTCAATGCAAAAGGCAGCAAGAACAGGAAGAATGAAGTTGTTCTATGGTGGTAAGACTGGTGATGGTAGAAGAATCAATATGGAATGTGAATCACCCACTTACAAGTTCAGTTTAAATATTCGTGATACGCAAGGTAAAGATGGTAAACCTACTCGTATGATGTGCGACTTCAAATATAAGTAAACCAAAAAAAAGGGACATATCGTCCCTTTTCTCAATCAAATCAATGACTTACGGATTAGACACTAGGTACATTTGTGCAAAGTAATCGTCACTAATAGGACCATCTGTCTCATCAAAGAATAACAATGAACATTGTTTAGTCATATCTCTCCAATCATGATTGAATGATAAGAACTTCGCCTCTTCATCGCCGCCTGTACCACGCCATAGTTCTGGAAATAATACTCTAACATTCTTCTCATACATCTCATTGAGTTCTTTGTTCTTGTCATGATTACATGCATAGTATTTACCAAGAGTTGCAGGCATCATAGGTAATACAAACTCAGTGTATTCACCCTCTACGAAATGCATGAATGAATCATACTTGTCTAGTGTACCATCGAACATCTTCTCAGTTAAGTCTGTATGTTCTGCATAGTTGAACTGAAAGAACTGAGGCATGAATTGAGTATCTTCTGATTCTGTCCAATCTATTGCAAGATTAAGTGTCGCCCAATTGTTCTCAATGATTGACTTTCTGTCTTCTTCATTGATTGTGTATGATGAGTGGTTAGGATTACCTTTGTCTGGTAATGTAGAGAAAATGATACTATGACCTAAATTTCTCCACTTCACTCTTGGATGCATGTACATGATTTTGTCATGTTCACCAAATCTATCGTTTCTAAACAAGTGTTTAATTGCATGACTTGGATTATCTGTACCCTCAATAGTAGTGAGTCTCATGCTTGATGGTACATTTGGGTCAGTTTCTTCACTTGCCCACCTTGGTTGAACTGCAAGAAAGTCTGATTTCTCATAGTCGGTGAACACATTCAGTACACTAATCTGCATACCCTCATGTACTAGTAGACGGTTTGCGTCCATTGATAATTTTAGTTTGATAACATCCTCTGGTGTGGTAGTAGGGTCGTCTTTCAAACATACTGTAGCAACATTAAATGCCATTTTTCTATCTCCTCATTCGTGCCAAATCTTTGGCGTATTGTTTATCTTCTTCAAATACCGGTACTAGGTTAGACTTATGCATAACACCGATACCGATTAGTTTTCTCTCACCTGAGTATATAGGACTTTCTCTGCGTGGTGTTGGATTACCGACACATAGGTTGTCACTTACATACGAAGGATATTGTTCTGTTGTTATCTCAGACATCACTTGGTCATATTGAACTTGCTGTCTTGCGATTAACTCATTATATTTAGTCATTTTACTTTTGGTACTAAATGCCTTGGTCTTACGGCGTTTACCATGAGGACCGTACTTGATACTTGTACCTAAATTCAAATAACCCATATAATCTATTATAATATATTATGCATGATTGCACAAGTGGTTTTATACAATACTTACCCAACCTGTGATTACATACTTCTCATTCGATAGAGGTGGATTACCTCTATGTATATGTGTCCACCCAGCGGGCCAGACCACAAATCTATTAAACTTTGGGGCGATTCTCTTTGACTGATATAGAAACTCTGTCTCACCGCCCTCATCTACATCATTGAGATACACCATAAATGCAAGTGCTGTTCTTACATTTTGTAGTTGATTGTTATACTCACAATGCCATGAATGATAACCTTCTGTTGGTCTTGTCTTCTGCATCTTCAACTGACTGACATATATGTCTTTGACCATTTGTGAACCAACAAGTGGATATTCTTCACTCCATTTTGGTAATATTTCATATTGTACCACATCACCCAACTCTCTAAGGGGTTGATTAATCATTGTGTCCATTGCACTCCAGTATACTGAAGTATCTTCACCTGTCCATTTACCTGCTTGTCTATGTCCGTCTGCAACTCTAGTCTTTGTTAGACCATGGTCTTCTGCATTATCAAACACTGCAACACAATCATCTATCAAACCTGGGTCAAAACAGTCATCAATTGTTTTGATGTGGTCACCATGGTCTTTCCAACCATTTTCATTATATAATTCTCTTTGACCCTTATGGTGATTATTCATTTAAAATCCTTTATTTCTTGGTCTATTCTCACAATGCCAGTCATGACTGCAATATGCATCACACCAGACATGTTCAACATGACCGTTATTCATCGGTGAGTGGTACTTCACTTCCTGTAGTTTCAGTAGTTTCTGACACTGACTGCATTTCGCTGTCGGTACTGTCGTTGTTCTCTGATTCATTGTTCTCTTCCTCTCCTCTCATAGAGTCTTCATCTCTTCCAAACCATACAAGTAAAACATATCTGTCACCCTCATAGACTGGTTCTACACCATGCCACATTTGTGTTGAGTTGTTAAAGAATGTAGCAGTACCCTCGTTCTTTGCAATATAGTTTCCATCTACGATTAATCTACCACCTTTATATCCCTCATTCAATTGTAATATCATAGTACCAAAGTCGGTGTCTTCTGCAACATCTTTGTGAAATGGGAACATCGAATCTTGAGCATAGTGTACAATTTGCATATATGTTATTGTGTCGAAGTCTGGATGGTCTGGTATTAAATGTTCGAACACTTCTAAACATGCATCAAACTCTCTTGTACCTGGTGAACATGTCAAGTGTGTCTTGTTCATGTCTGCAATATACTTGTAAGATAGATTGTGGTCTTGTACTTTCTGACTAGGAATTATCTCACTATTGTCTGGATTATATTCTGCATCTTCATCAATAGGACAACCATGAAACACATTCATTATGTGTTCGCATCCTAATGGATTGATTATGTTTGGTAGAATTGTAATAAAGTCTGTATTGCGTTCTATTTCGAACTGTTCACCAGTGTACTTGTTTTCTACTACTTCTTTGTTGTCTTGTTCATTTGAACCACCTAAGTTGGTGTCGGTATATGAACCCATGTTAATTGCCATTGTTATCTCCTAATTTGGGTGGAAGAAAGTCACTTGTGTGAATCTCCAGTTGTCGATGTATTTATCATAATTGTCAATCCAAGCACCGTGCATATAATTACCTGGAAATATAACACATCTATTGAACTTCGCCTTAATCATAGTTCGAATGTTGAATCTCTCTTCTACAGGATATAACACATTCATGTTCTCGTCATTAGTAATCCATTCACCATCATAAACTGCTGTACCACCATCTTCTTCTTTGTCAAGATAGACCAGCATGTTGAGTGTAGCACAATTGTCTGGCGTATCTAATTTACTATCGATGTGTGGATAGTGTTGATACTTTGGGTCTGTAATCTCACCAGTTTTAAAACAGTTGAACTCATATAGTCGTGACCAGTTGTAGTCACCTTTGTGCCAGTATCTACGACATACATCTAATATTCTTTGATGTTCTGTTTCATAGATTCTTGTAGGGTGACCAACCTTGTCAACTATTCTACAGTCGTAATAGTCTACACCATTTCGTGTTGGTGATTCAGGATTATATTTCCACATTGGGTAATCTCTGTTAGTCAAGTGTTGATACAAATCTTCGGCGTTCTCATAGAAGTCGTCTATGGTCAAACAGAAACCGTCAAACTTAGCATCTGCAAATGAACCTTTCATTTTGTATAGTTCATCTAGTATAATTGGTTTACTCATTACTCAAAACTCCATAATCAAATGGGTCACCATGATGATATGACCCTAAATCTTCTGCATGTTGTAAATTGAAAGAGATTGATATTCTTTCGTAATCTTTAATCTCACCTATTAATCCTTTTCCTCGTGACCGACCCTGTGGTACTGCATGGGTCAAGTACGAGGGCCATAGTAAGAAGTCACCAGTTTCAGCATAAAATGCCATTTCTGTCTGACCACCTGGCGTACCTTGAAATGTATATTGACCATCTTCGTGTTGACCATCACTGGCGCCATGACCAAAAAGAGAACTCATGTTAGGATGATAAAAGGTAATTGGTTCTGAATTAGAATCTGTAGAGACATAGTAGGTACCAGATAGTCTGGACTTGACATGATTATGAACTGAATGGGAGTGTGGTTCATTATATACATTCACCCATGAAAATAGGTGTATGTCATGTCGAGATATTCCAGTCACATCGAAATGCCACATTTTACGGATGAATTCGATGTAAGTATCTTTCATCTGATTTGCGAAGTCGTTGAACCATGGTTGGTTATGTGTCTCTTCTCTCAAATCGTGCTCGAAGTAGGTTGTGTATTCTGTTTCTGTATTACCCTTTGGTATTCTACCTACTACATCTCTACAGTGTTCTGCGACAATTTCATGATTGAGGTTTGCCTTACCTTGAAACATGGGTGTAGAGAAAGTTTGTTTATACTCTCCTCTACACGGTCCATATGTGTTCTTTAATGTATTAGTCTTTATTGGTCTCATTAACTTTCGCTTCAGTCTTTGTAGTGACTTCTCTATAATATAGTACGACTTCACCAAGTTGTTTGATGTATCGTTTTAGTTCTTGCATGTCTTCTGCCATGACTTTGTAATCGCCAACTGAGGTTGCAACAAATAGCACCTCGCCATTGTTCTGTTCTTTCATCTCATCTAAGAATCTGTCAAGATATGTATAACCTAATGGCCAGTCAGGATTCTCTCTCTGGTCTAGTTCACATGTCTTTGGTCGTTTAAGTTGTTCTACCTTATTCTCGTCAAACTTCTTAGGTTCAAATGATAATGTTCTCTTACATGGATTTACTATTCGTGCCTCAGATACTACAAACCATTTGGGTGCAGTCAATTCTACTGGTCGTGGTAAATCAGGTTGCATGATTTCTATCTCTAGGGGTTTACTGACTATCTCTACCTTTCGTTCAGGTAGTAGTGAACAACTACTCAGGAGTATTATCAGCGCCGATATTGTAAAGTTTCTCTGTATCATCTTCTAGTCCCTCCATAACCTTTTCACTTGCATTATTGAATCTTAGTTCAATCATGCCAGGTTTCTTTAGTGCGAGTACATCTAAGTTATGTCGTGCAAATATTGATAGATACTCTGCCTTCTCTTTCTCTATCTCTGCATTTGCTCTAGACATGTTTAACAATGCCTTACCTTGTTTCTCATAAGACTCTTTCATTGCGGTCATTGCCGCTTTCTGTTCTTCTACTGCATACTCTAACTTGGCGTTATTTTCTTTTAGTGTGATATTCTCATTGTAGAGATAGTAACCACCTAAACCAAGTACGAGTATAATACCAATAAATAATTGATTCATATTTACTCCCTATAATATAACTATGAGTAATGCACCTAACAACAAGAACAAAAACAATATGTCTTCACTACTCGGTCTCTTGTCCATACTCATACTCGTAATCTTCTATGATAAAGTTCAGCCCACCTGAACTTCTGTATTCGACTACTTTGCTGTCTTCATCTCTAAATTTGAGATGTTTTTCTTTCTGTACGATAATTTTCTTGGCGATAAATTTTCTATCGTCTGAATCACCATATACATTGTTGAATGAAACTGTAACCAGATATCTCTTAACGAACAACGATTTGATGTTCTCATATATGTATCTAGTTGTCTTGCGAATCCAACTCCACAATCTTTTTAATCTTTCCATACTTGTATTTAGTCGTTATTTCTTAACAACTTTAATTGTTCTATGGTATCTCTTGCACTTATATGGACAATACCAATACCACCTGCCTCGACCCACGCATCAATGTTCTTCTTTCTGTCGTCAATCAATACAGAACCCTCAAAGGCATATGCCGCCTTTTGAGTACCAGTAAAGGTACAAGTGACTGGAACTGTTGGGTCTACATGTCTCTTAATCCATTCGTTCTTGTCATGTACTACTAGATGTCTGTTGACTTCACCAGCGGCAGTCAATATCTCCCATGGTACTTCACAATGTCTGACATATGCGAGTAAGTCGTACATATCGACCATTGGGGGTAAATTTGCAAACAGTCTTTTGTTTGTTAGTTCTTCTTTTCTATCGTCATATGTAGAGTGACCTTCTGCATCGTTAGTAAGTGGTTCACCCAAATACTGCGGACCTTCGACCCCTCTTAAGAAGTCGGCAAGTACACCGTCCATATCAATAAAAACTCTTTTTACTTTTCCTTTCATCATGGTAGGATTATAGTCTTTTTTGGTGGTTATTGTCAAGGGTTTTCTCTCTTAAATATGCCTCAGTTTCGCATATTTCTTCGCCTTTTAAGTACTGTTTTACATGTATCATCTCGTGTGCTAGAGTGATATATCGTTCTTTGTTTAGTTTCAAAAAGATATTAATGTAGGGTTTTTTCTCTAAGATTCGTGGGTGTTCCATCAACCCTTGTTGTGTGAATGATGGTGGGAGTCGTTTGATATAGATTACAGAAGGTATCGCACTGATTTCCAATGTGTTCGCATACTCTATCGCCTTCTCTAACAATAGTTTATTCTTGCAGTAAATCTCCATTATCTAGTTTTCTTTCGCCTATTGTTTCATTCCAAAAATTGTCTATTGACTTTTTCTTACCATCTAACTCTACATGGGGCAAAGTCTTGTCGGTCTTATAAAAGTCTAACCCCAACACATATACCCTAACTTCGTAATCTTCTCGGTTCAATGTATTACAGATATGTTTCAATCTCAAATCCATTGCATTCCAATCTCGTTCTCTCTGTAGATAAAGATGTACAGTTCTCATTATACCTTTCTATATCCTTTAGACCATGTTTCTAGTTCAGTGAAACCACCTATGTTCTCACCATGAACTCTGATTTGTGGGAAAGTTCTGGCAGTTGGAAACATTTCCATCATCTCTTCTCTGCCGAAATCTGTACCTAATGACTGGTATGTATATTCATATCCATTTTGTTCACATAATGCTTTTGCTCTGTCGCAAAATGGACATTGGGGTTTTCCATATATTTCTATCATAGTATATAATCCTTTCTTGTTGACTTTGCAGTGTATACTTTACCAGTCTTTCTACCATAGTAGGGTTCTTTCTCTATACCCTTGGTGCCTTCACTAAAGAATATAAATGTGACTAGAGATACTAGGGCGAACCATATTATCATAATTAGAACTACTACATCAATCATAATTTAAAATCGTCAAATGTGTTATCATCGACATCCTGTTTAATGCCACCGATGACATAAGATTCAATCTCTGTCTCTTGGGGTGCATTTTGTAATCCTCTACTGTTGAACCAATGTTGTGTCCATGGTAGTGGATTGTTAGTTGAAGAGACATTGAATATTGGGTTTAAACCAATCGCTCTAAGTCTCTTATTACAAATGTATTCTATGTAATTACCAAGTAATGGTATTGATAAACCAATCATAGAACCCTCTCTGAATAAGAACTCTGCCCATTCTTTCTCTTGGGCGACTGCATCTTCATACATTGTGTATACTTCTTTCTCACAATCTTTCATAACTTGATGCATGAGTTTATCATTCTCTTGATTCTTATAACATTTGAGTATGTGTTGGGTGATTGCAAGGTGTTGTGCTTCATCTCTGGAAATGAATGAGATAATCTTTGCACTGCCTTCCATGAGTTTTAGTTCACCAAATGCAAAACTACAGGCGAATGATACAAAGAATCTTACACCCTCTAGTATGTTGACTGATATCAATGTGAGATACAATGCCTTATACAGTTCATAATCATCTACTTTTAAACCTAACAGTCTTCTACGACCAAGTTCAATGAAGTGGTCATACTTCTCTGTCACCATCTCTGCTCTCTTAACGATTGCAGGTTCATCTATAATCGTATCGAATATATCACTAGGGTCACTATAGATGTTCTTTATAATATGAGTATAACTTCTACTATGAATAGTCTCCATGAAGTCCCATGTGATAATACACGACTCAAGTTCAGGTAGAGTGACAAACGGTAAAAATGCTATGGATGGCGCTCTGCCTTGAACTGAGTCAAGTAAAGTTTGATATCTTAAGTTAGATGTGAATATGTGTTTTTGTGCATCTGTTAGTTGTTGGTAATCACTTCTATCTTTCTGTAGTGATACTTCTTCTGGTCTCCAGAAGAATCCTAATTGTGTCTGAGTGAGTTTATCAAATATCGGATACTTGAACTCATCGAATCTTTGTGTGTTTAATTCTTCGCCAAAGAATATCTTGTTCTTTGTGAAGTCAATGTTTTTCTTATTAAAAACTGTCATTATCTCTTACTCTCTATTTCTTCTAAATCATCATAGTAATTTACGAATTGCCCATAATCTGTGGCATAGTATTTATCATTAAATATTTTTGATTGTTCACCATATGTCTCATTGTCATTTGACCATCTATGTTCTCTACCATCTAGGTTTAATGATGTCTTGGGTTGTCTTTCAGGACCATAATGAAAATCTGGTATGTGTTGCATCATAGAGTTTGAATTCACAAAATGAGAAAATATATGATAACTGTAATCACCTAAGAATTCATCTCTCCAATGTGGTATATTAGGACCTTGATACAATAATATATCACCAGGTTCTAAGTCAACTGCAATACAATTATTCTTTAGTCTGTCTCTATGATTAAAATCTTGTGATTCATTCTTAACTTGTTCTGCATCAATACCTGCATAGTTCTTATCATTTCTTAACCATATTGTCCATGGTGTGTTGTCGTCTGTTTTGTAATCTAAACATAAAGTTGCACTGACCTCACATGAAGGTCTATCAGTATGTGAACCAAGATAGGCACCTCTAACATACTTTCTGGTGAATGAATATGTCTCTTCTAAAGTCATGTCAAAACAGTCTTTTAGTTTCTCATGTATGTAATGAGACAATGCATTGCCCCATGGCGAACAATACTTTCCAGAACTCGTTCCCCTAGATGATTGGGGGTTCTTATATGTAATGTCATGTGTTTCTAATGTGGTTGCAGTATCGGTGTATTCTGCTGATTTCCATACATCCATTGCAAAGTCAATCATGTGTTGTGGTAAGAAGTCTCTGACAACAACATATTTGTTCTTCATAAACTGCCATGTCATTGGGTTTGTTTTACCCCTAAGTGTACCAGATTTCATCTGTTCTTTCCACTTAGCGATATTCTCGTCTACGCACTTATATTCTATAGTTTTGTCTTCAAATGGCACAGGCATCGCAGTCTTCATCTCCTTCTTCAATTTGTGATGGTGCAAGTTCTTCTTGCATAACATCTTCAACTTTACCATCCATTGTGTTCTGATAATAAGATGTTTTCCATCCATATTTATAGGTGTTCAATAAGTCTTTCGCCATTACTGATACTGGTACTTCATTGTTTGGGTAGTTCTCTGGATTATATGACCAATTACCACTAATACCTTGGTCAAAGAACTTCTGCATCACTGCAACTATATTGATATAACCAGTGTTGTCTGGCATATCCCATAACAATGTATAGGCACTCTTAAGATTAGAATATTGAGGCACTATCTGTTTCAATGTACCTTTCTTACTCTTCTTAACTGACAAGTGGTCTCTAGGTGGTTCAATACCATTAGTTGCATTACATACAACTGAAGACGATTCACTTGGCATTTGTGCTGTGAGTGTTGAGTGTCTTAAACCATGAGTCAATATCTCTGCTCTTAAGTATTCCCAATCTCTAGTGTACACTGGTTTTACAATAGTGTCAACATCTTTCTTGTATGTGTCGATAGGTAGAATACCTTGCGAGTATTTTGTTCTATCGAAGTAATCACATGCACCTTTCTCTTTTGCGAGTTGATTTGATGCCCTTAGTAAGTAGTATTGAAATCTCTCAGTCAAGTCATGAACTAATTGCCATGCTTCTGGATCCGAATACTTGACTCTATTTTTTGCAAGATAATGTGCAAGACCAATGTACCCTATACCAAGACTTCTTCTTGCGAGTGTGGACATCTCTGCCGCCTTAACCGGATACTCTTGGTAATCAATCAGTTCTTCTAATCCCCTCACTGCAAGTTCACATATGTCTTGTAGTTCATCATCTTTTACTACACCCACATTGACAGCACTCAATATACAAAGTGCAATCTCACCACCATGGTCATCGATATGGTCAATTGGGTCTGTCGGTAATGTGATTTCTTGACATAGATTACTCATGTTCACTTTGTCTAAAAATGAACTATGAGTATTACTATGGTCTATATTCATGATATAGATTCTACCAGTCTCCGCTCGTTCTTTTAATAAATCTGTAATCAGTTCTCTTGCACTGACTTTTCTTTTGGGTACTGAAGTTGCTCTCTCATACTTTTCATACATCTCATCAAACTCTGGTGTACCAAATGCCTCATATAGACCAGGTACTTCATGTGGTGAGAATAGAGTAATGTCTTCGTTCTTTAAGAATCTCTGATAGAATAATTCTGATAATTGTATACTGTAATCTAGTTTTCTTACTCTGTTGTCTTCTGTTCCCTTGTTGTTCTTTAAAACAATAATGTCTTCTATCTCTTGATGCCAGATAGGGAAATGAACTGTAGCAGAACCCCCTCTTACACCATTCTGAGTACAACATCTTACTGTTGATTCGAATTTCTTTAAGAATGGGATGACACCAGTATGTTGTACTTCACCCCCTCTAATCTTTGCACCCAAACCTCTGATACGACCTGCATTGATACCAATACCTGCCCTTTGTGCAACATATCTACCAATCGCCATATCAGATGCAAATAATGAGTCTAGTGAATCATCTGTATCGACCAGAACACATGATGCAAACTGTTTCAATGGTGTTCTAACACCTGCCATGACTGGCGTTGGTATATTAATCTTAAACATACTTACTGCATCATAGTATCTACGAACATATAGTAATCTATCGTCTGAATCATAGTCTTGAAATAGTGTCATTGCAATCAACATGTACATGAACTGAGGTGTCTCAAACAATGTACCTGATGACCTGTCTTGAACCAAATATTTATCTACGACTTGTTGTAGACCTGCATAAGTGAAATCAAAGTCTCTACTATGTCTTAGATATGAATTGAGTTTCTTTAATTCTTTGTCTGAGTATTTTGCTGTTAAATCTTTTGTGTATAAACCCTTGTCTATGTTTCTTTCAATCAAGTCTTGTAGGCGTGGATAAATCTCTGAGTCTTTCCACTTAGTATTGAATACTTGTTTCTGAATTCCAAATAGTAATAGTCTGGCTGCAACAAATTGATAATTAGGATTCTCAAGTGATATCAAATCACTTGCACTTTTGACTAGAATCTTTTGAATCTCTTTTGTGGTGATACCATCAAAGAATTGTAGACCACTGTTCATCTCTACTAAAGACTCAGAAACACCATTAATGCCTCTACAAGACTTCTCAACCATTACATGTATCTTATCTAAATCAATAATTGATTTTGAACCATCACTCTTTATAACATTAATTTCTGCGTTCATATTTTCTTATACTCCATCAATTGTAATTTTGCTGAGAGACCGTAAACTGTATTACGATTGATGATTTCGATAATCTCACTTTCACTCAAACCCCTTATAACCATATCATTTATATCTTTGCAATCTTCTATTCTTCTATCGTTCCAGATGCACACCTTATACCCAAGGTCAATGACCTCTTCTATTTTTTTGATTATTTCGGCGTTTCTTGGTTCGTTATCATATATTAGTATTGCGTTATCTTTTATATCATCTTGTATCTTTTTAAAATCACTACCTGCAACTGCGATACTATTCGGTAGGAATAGACTATCTATTGGTCCCTCAGTGACATAGATTGTCTTTGTTTTGTCCACTTTATTAAGATTGAAGATAAGTGGTACATCATCTCTGAATCTCATGGTCATATATCTTAATGGTGAGTCGTTAATTGCACGACCAGATACACCAATCAATTCACCATTCTCGTCATAGAATGGCAATATTATTCTAGGGTCTTTACCGAGAACCCTATCTTTGTACTTATCAGATAACAAACTGAGAGTTTGTGCCTGTTGTACGAACCATAAATCAGTCATTGAAGATTCTGGTATTTTTCTATCTAAAAGATAGTTTTTTGCGATTGCCTTTTCGAGAACAGGAAAGGCGACTGCCTTGAGACTGTTCTCTTTTTTGACCACAGTTTTATTTAGATTATCTGTTCGTGGGGTGAACTTAAAAGCGCTCGATGATGGCATTTTTCTTTTAGGTTTCATACCTTTTTCTGATAGAAATTCTTTCAGATATTCTTTGTGAACTGATGGCCAATGGTCTTTGATAAAGTTTATCGAAGATGTTGACTTACCACAGTTATGGCATTTGAAGATGAATGATTGTTCTTTGACGAAGTGAAACCCTCGTGCCTTATATACATTCTTTTGCGAATCGCCACAGTAATTGCACCTGTGATTCATCGTATTCTCGTTTGTCCATTTGGCACGGTCTAAGTAGACCATAACCATCGACAAGTATTTTCGCTCTAACCATAACATTACTACTTATTATACAGTAATTATGGTCAAAATACTAGTCGGTTTTGTTGATTTTGGGAACTTTCTTTTTGGGTACTTGAATGACATATCTGTTCTCAACTACCTTAGGTTTATCTTTCTCAATTTTTCTTGCAATAAGACTTGTTGATGTTATTAATAATAACACCGCAAGTGGGTCAAATACAAAGATGAGTGCAAAAATCACCCACCTAACAGCGTTGTCAAGGTACTTGACACTCTCTTCCTGACCATATATCACTTCTGCAACATACTTAATCGGACCAATCTCACCCTCTTGCATGAGTTGTTCTCTTTTAAGGGGCATCAATTCTTCATTGTACTTGACTACTTGGTCAATTATAACATCCATATCTTGTGCAATCAAGTCCCTTTCTTCTTTTTGTCTACGGTCAATGTAGTTTCTGTCTTGGGGTCTTGCAGTACTAATAACTAAATCTAACCCCTCTAGTCGTGTCTCTAGTCTCTCTAGTTTACCCTCTTCACCATCTATTCTCTTCTCTATGATTGACATCTCAAGTGAATACGAATCACCCTTGAGTGTCTGGTCTATGTTCGCCTTTGATAAGAACCCAAAGATACCCAATGATGTAATCAACATCAATACGAACACTGATAAGGTTAGATAATACTTCATGTAGTTGAGTCTATCCCAAAATAAGTGTAGATAGGCGGCAGTGACTATTTTACCAAACTCTAATACACCAGTCATAATGACAACTGATAACCATGCACCTGCGAATATGGTTGCAAGACCAAGAACTGAGAAATAGGCGGCGATACCTGCAATTACGAGAGAGGTACCTAGAGCCAAATAGTTTAAGAATTTTTCCATAATTTACTTAGAGTATCTTTTTAAAAGACCGAAAATCTTCTTAGAATCTTCTTTATTCTTTTTTAGATACTTGTTTCTACTTCTCACTAAAGGTGTGTCTGTTGATACAGCACTGCCTGTAGCGTTCACTGGCGCATCTTCTTTTAAGTCGTCTTTAAGATACTTTGCCATTTCATCTGCAAGTTGTATACCTGCGTTATAATCTGTTGGGTAATGCAACCCAGCTTGAACTCTTCCATATGCACATATATCAGCGGCATCTCTAAGATTACCCTCATGTTCTGGATATTTCTCTGCATAGAAGTTTGCAACCAGATATGGTTGCATTGAATGACCTGATGGATATGAAGGAGAGTTTGCAGTTCCTGTTTTCCATTTTTTAAGTTTCATATTAAGTGCTTCTGCAACTTGATATGGTCTAGGTCTGTTGAATGAATTTTTAAAGTGTCTGATTACTGGTGTACATTGGTCTACGATGTAATCCATATACTCTTCATCAAACTCTAAGTCTGAGTCTTCCATGTATTCTTTGATGTAATAACATGGGTCATCAGCACAATTGATGTACTTCTTTTTGATTTCATCTGTTGCGTTGTTTGACTCTTTGATGACTGTTTCTAATTCTGACTTAGTTGTTTTAGAACTGTTTGTAGGTGGGGATATCATTTCTATTTCTGACCAACCATCTTCAAATATTTCTACTTTGTGATATTTGGGTTTCTTTAGTTTCTCAAATACATCGAATTGAAGTTTATCTATGTTCGATGGATTCATCAATGACTCTGTTGTTAGACCAAGTTTCTTATCGACCTTTTTCAGTACATCACCAGTTGATGACCTCATCTTATCTGCCCAATCGACCATTTTCTTTTTAATCTCAGCGCCTTTCTTTGTATCACCTGCACTGACTAAACCAGAATATGTTAATGCCATTGCAAGACCAACAGGACCACCCATCCATATAGGTAGACCACCTGTTGCCATACCAGCACTCAATAAACCAATACCCTTGATACCATCTGGCGTTGCAATCAAGTCTGCGAACCCAGCGTTTCCTGCAAATGCCTGTGGTATAATAGTCAAGTCAAAATCTGATTCTATATCACCAGAGAATGACATTCTTAACCATTGACCTATTGCAAGACTTGATACACCCACAGCACTCATTGTTGCGAGTACTTTATTCTTCTGCATGAACTCATCTGTTTTAATTAGACCCTTTTCTAACTGTTGGAATGTCTTAGTATCATGTATAGCAGCACCCCCTACAGTAAGACTTTTACCTATAGTTCTAAGTGAACCCATTATGGTCTTAGATGTTGCAGTTATTGAACCACCAATCGCCTTGACTGTATTATATACTGAAGGTTCTTTAAATGCCTTACCAATAGTTGCGATATCTAAACCTATTGCATCTTTCAATTCGCCTATGTGTTGTTTCAAGTCTGCAACTTGAGTTGGTAATGAACCACCAACATCGTTCTTAGGTTTCTCAGAAGGTGTGGCGTCCTTGTCGGGATTTGTCTTCGCTACATTCCCCTTCGGAGATTTTTTATCCGGTGCCGGTCTCGTATCACCTTGGTCGCCCTTTTTGGGCATTGATTGTAGTTTTCTTTTGAGTTCTTTTGCCTTATCTGAATCTGGATGTGACTTGAGATAGTCTTGTTGTTTCTCTGGCGACATGTCGAAGAACCATGCATCTTTCTTTTTGTCTTCTTCAACTAGAAGTTCTTCACATATGGAGTCTATTGCATCACAATATTGTTTGTAGTCTTCATCAATGTGATATAATACTTCGTTAATATACATCTTCTGCGGTAAACAGGACTCTATCTTCCCCTATGTACCCCTCATATATTAGTACACCATAACCTATACTATGTTCTGCAACATTGGTGACTGTTGATTTTTCTGGATATATTTTGATTTCTTCATTCTCATCAAAGTTCTGTTTGATTTGAGTTCTTAGATGATAATCAGAATCACTCATCTTTAATTTACCAATGTCTTGTGCCTCTTCAATCATCTCTGGTTGAAATGCATCTTCGTCTTTCAGTAATCTATAGAAGTCTTCATATAACTGGTCTGCCTGTTCAGAATCTAAGTTAGTATGTTCTTTGAGTAAACCAAGTGCGACTGCATATGATGCCAATTGTGACTTACCACCAGGCACTTTTCTAATTAGTTTCTTTAGATTGAATACGAGTCTATGTAAAGGTGTGAGAGAGTTCTTCTCTTCTTTTGATTTTGGGTTGTTTGCGAGTTTTTGATTTTTATTGTCTGGGTCTGTTATGAACTTGACTCTGACACCATTCTGGTCAATGAACCCAAACTTATAGGCAGGTGTCTTCTCAAAAGGTGTTGTCAACATCTTAAGAATCCTGAATACGATTAAACTGTCTATTACTCTTCCGACCATATATCTATTTATGCAATCTGAATGACTACAATTCTCTCAATCTGTCTGCAAGTTTATCGTCTATTGGATAGTTTATTAACCAACCCTCTTGTATGAGTTCAAGATATAATAACATAGTCTTTATAGATGACCAATGTTCGTCATCTTTAATCTTAAACTGCAACATTCTCATACATGCCTCAAATCCAAACACATTGAATAAACATATGATATGATTCAACATGAGGCGTTCTCTTAATTCACCATTCTCATGGTAACGATGAAGCAGTCGTTTTAGATATCTAAACCTACGCAAGTCTTCATTAAAGTCCTCAATGTCTTCACATTGGGGATCATCATAATGCTTATGTGCGTATGCATTAAAGTTTTTTGCTGTGATTTTGTCAAATAGACCCATAATATAATTGTTTAGTTGTTATGTCTACTAGTATTTAGTAGACTCAACTAAAGAAGTTTAAACGATTGAACCGTAAACTTTGAATGAACCAGTTTCTAACTGTTCATATTTAACTTTGAGAGAAATGTTTCTTTCTTCTTTCTCAATCTCATCGATAGGTGTATCTACTGATTTACCAAACACCCCACCAAATTGAGTAAACTCTAAGTTTAATTCACCAGAACCTGAGAACTCTTCATCTTGTACTACACCATGTCCGTCTGATTGAACTTTCTTATGTAGACCCATTTGAGAGAGTTTTGATTCCATTTGTTGAATAGCGGCGAGAGGATTCATAAACTCTGATACTGCAACATGACCCAACACTGCATTAAGTTTGTTCTTAACTGCCTGTGAATCTATGTCATAAGGTACTGTTGAGTCTAAACCAAAGTCCCCACCTAAATTTTCAATTAAATATTCGTTAAATGTTTTCATAATTTTATCCTTGTATTGCAACACCAACACCTTTAACTTCGGCGTTGGCTGCAAAGACTTCATCAGAGGCGTCTTTTGATACGACCTCTGATGTATTTGCTTTTAAAGTGAATGTCCCAATTAAACTATTAGCACTAGTCTCAATTGACACTAACCTATCTGTTGCGCCTGTGTTGACTAATCTTACGGCAGTTGAACTACCAAAGTTAGAACCGTTAGTAGAAGATACTCCACATGCGGCCTCTGTTCCTAATACTTTAATTTTCATAATTATTCCCTTATGCAGCTACTGTAATTGTACCAGCAGCAGTACCAATTCCTGCGATATTGGTAATAGTTGCGTTTGTAGAAGTACCGTTATCTTTTACAGTACCACTGTTTAGAGCCATCGCATTTGCACCAATACTTAGAACATCACCTGCATTTGTAGCAGCGTTAGCAGCACCAATTACAAGACTGAATACTAGTTCGTTAGAACCTGTACCACTTGCGTATGATAATGTGTGATTTGTTCTTTGGTCATTTACAACTGTAAGTTGTGGTGTGCCTGTGACTGCAACTGCCTCGTTAAATCTGACTCGTACAGATAATGTACCACCCTCTGATTTATCAAATGCTGTTGAAATAAACTCTATCTCTGTAATATCAGCAGAACCAATTGAAACTGCAAGTCCACTTACTGCACATAAGATTTCGTCTGTTGCGCCACTTTTAGGGTTTTCAAATCTCCAACCACTAGCGTCAGCGTAAACTTTCTTCTTATCTGCATCGGTTAACCACTTAGGTTTCGATTCGTCTGCATCTGAAATTCCCCATAATGCCATTTTATTCTCCTATTTCGCAACCTTTAAGATTGCATTAAATGTTTTACTAAAAGTGTTTTTGTCTTTTTGTAATAGTTGTAAGTATTTAGTTCGAATTGGTGCTCGAACCTTCATTAAAGTGTCATGAACTTTGACTGCATCTGCGTTTTTGACCTTAATCTTCTTCATATCATCTGTTCTAACTTCACCATCTTTGGTTCCATCTTTGAATTTACGAAGTTGTATTAACATCGTTGCATCTGGTCTATTCTGTACACCAGTTGCCTTTGATTGCATTGCATCCATGGCACGATTGAAGACTTCATCCTCTTCTGCCTCTGCATACTTACCCTTTGCCATTGTTGATATCTTCAACAACTTTGCTCTTAAATCTTTCTCATTCTTAGATTGTGCAACAGCACGAGCAATTTTTTTATTACCTGCATCTGACATCATACCAAAGTCAGCAATCTTTTCCATTACTTGTTTGACATTTGATGATGCTTCAATTGCATCTGTAATATGTTTTTTATAGTTAAGTCTCTTTAACTTTTCTTTAAACATCTTTGTTCTGGCGTCTACTTTATCCATTAGTCTTCTAGGTCTACCTTACCGTCCCATTTGCCCGATTCAATTTGTCGTATCATGTCATAACATGCACTTTCGACTTGTTGTAGACCTTTAAATATTTTGTCTGGCCCTTGAGCTGCACGATTGTTATATTGAAACTTCTCGTGGTCTTTGTTAAGTTTTTCAACAGTCTTTAAAATCTTTTTATAGCCATTGATTTCTTGTTTTCTATTAAACTCTGAACCCTTTTTCTCAGCAGGACTTTTCTTATGAAAGTCTATTCTTTCAATGATTTCTTCTTTGCCATCATTGTGTTCTTTAATTACTTGTACTAGACTTTTATATGACATATTATTTCTCGTCAAAGTGTGATACTGTTGAAGGATCACCATATGATGATTTACCCCTTGCAACTGAATCAAAGTCTCTGAGTTTCTTTTTAGTGCCACTCATAACAACTAATGTATCTTGTTTGTTAGTATTCATGGTGACTTTTAGACCCATCATCTTTCCTGACTGTTCGAACTTTTTCTTTTCAGCAGGATGCATCTTCTTAACTCTGTAAGTAATCATCTCTTCTCGTAAATCTTCTTCCCATATATTTCTATATGTGTCCATAACTGACTGTCTTGCACCTTGTTGTGCCTCTTCTACTGAATCAGTCATGTACCCAGCGAACTTACCTTTCTTGATGGTGTTCTTCTTAATAATGTTAGATAGTTTATCTTTCTTCTGAAGAAGTTTCTTTGCCTTCATTCTGTCGTGATACATAAATGTATATGTTTTACCATCTTTCTCATCTTTAACTGAGTAACCAGTAGCAGTCATCTTAGTGACTTTACCTTGTCTTTTATTACCTTGTTTGGGTTCATAGAAATCTACACCTGTACCATTTTTTATATCTTTCTTCGCCTCTGCACCCATGCCATGTTGTGCGAGTTTTCTGTAGTTTTCTGTTAAATCTGTTTCTTCTTTAAATACTTTTTCAACTGATGACATAAACTGCTTTAATTTATTTGAATCACCTGATACAACAACTCCGTCTTTACCTGACCAAGAAATTTTAGTTTTCTTTGATTTTAGTCCGAATTTACCTGCCATTTTAACAACAAGATTTGTTTGAAGTTTATCATCAACATGGAGTACCATGTCTGCATTTTCTGATACAGTTTCTTCTTTAACTACTGCTTGACTCCAACCACCACCGTGGTCTTCTGCGGTCTTTAGTTTACTTAGTGACACATATAAAGGTTGCAAGTCTTTGCCGTCTTTATAATCAGATGTTTTACTGTAAGTATTGTCAATCATAAGACCGACTTTGTATGCACTTGAACCCTCTTCAGGTGTTGAGTAAACTGGTTTCTGTTTGATTTTGTTTGTTCTGCAATATGTATCAATCATCTTCTTTGCAGTTTCATAGTCTTTCTTATTCTCTGGTGAAGTGATTCTGTCTCCTTTACCACCTCTGAACTGAATGTAGAAATCTACACATCTAGGATACTGTTTGTCATTGTAAGGTTTGAAACCCTCTTCTACAGATTCGACTGATACTTCTTTGTACCCTTGTCGTTTGTAATCAGCAATCTTCTTCTCGTTGCCTTGTCTCTTCATACTGACACCTGATGTGCCTTTAGAATCGGTTTTTCTTAATTTTATATACTTATGTCTGTCTTTTTTAGGTGTTGCAAACTGTTTAACTAAGTCATCTCTACCATAGAATGAACCCTCTTCTAAATCGTTGAGGTCATCTTTAAATGTTTCTTCGTTTGCATATCTTAATGCGTTCTGAACTTCTTTCGCCTTTAAAACTTTATCACCAAAGAACTTTTTGATTTCTTTAGATGCGATATCCATAGCACCACCCAAATCAAGTGCAACTTCTACTGCCTTCTTGATATCGCCTGGTTTTACTTTGTTTCTACGAAAATAGGCAGATGTTTCTCTACCTGTGAGTTTTTGTTTGCCGTAAGGACCTAAAGGGTTTACTTTACCATCCTTATCTAAAACTGACTTTGCCTCTTGAAACAGATTCATGTTATTTCTCGATTGAGTTGATAATAGTCTTAACTTGGTCTAATCCATACTTCTCTATGATTATCATGAAGTCTTCTTTCATTGCCTTCAAATCTTTTAGATTACCACGATATTTGATTTTGTCTTTGCCTTCTTCGACTTCTTTCTCATCCTCGTCACCTTTCTTCTTAGCAATTGCCTTCTTTAGTGCTGGGGGTAATTCACCTTCTTTGACTTCTTCTTTTTTGTTTTTTGCGTTTTTTGCTTTGTTTGCAGCCCATCTCGCACTATTAGCACCACCGGATCTATATGATTCTTCCTTGTCTTCGTCTTCGTCATCAGAGTCTTTACCTTTCTTCTTGTCGATTGCTTTCTGAAGAGCAGGTGGTAATTCGCCCTCATCCATTTTCTTGGAGATTGCCTGTCTTTTCTTATGAAGGTATTCGTCTGAAGAATCAGTATCGCCATCGTTGTCGATATCTTTGTCTTTACGGTCTGCAAACTTCTTCTTAACTGCATCTTTTTTAACTTTATCTAGACCTTCACCATCGTCTGACTTGTCGTTGGTGTTATCTTCGTTCATCTCATCTCTTATCTTTGACTTAAGGTCTCTGATATTGTTGTTAATTCTATCGCCCTTTTCTTCATGACCATCAGCGGCGTCATCTCTACCTTGTTCTCTTGCCTCTTTAGCAGAATCATCAGCTCGTTGTCTTTGTGTTCTTAGATTTTCGAGTTTGTCTTGCATACCCTTAATTCTTTGTTTCTTTAAAGCTGCGTTTGCATTAAACGGTTCTTCTGATAGATGACCCTCTAACATGGTTCTCATATCAGCAACTAATTGGTCTGATACGCCTTTATCTGTTAATTTCATTATAGTTCCCCTTGTTCGAAATAGTCAAACATCTTTTGTTTACCAGTTTCATTAAGTTTTAAAGACTTAGCAAGTCTGCCAAGCATATTTCTTTCTGTTAATTTTTCTATGGTTTTCTCAACTGACTCAGCTGATGTAGCAATCTCTTCTTCTATTTGTGCGAGTTCTTCTTTAAGTCTATCTCGTTTTTCTTCGAGTGACTCCACTGCCTTCTCTTCGCCCTCTGCGAGTTCTTTAAACTCTTCTTTGAGCATTTCCTCGATTTCATCAGATGTTAATTTCTCATCTATAATTGCTGGAGAAGTTTCGGTTTTATTAAAACCTCTTACTTCTTCTAGTTTATCTTTCCAAGTTTTGTTTTCCATGATATAGTTATTTATATGTTCTCAATCCTTACGACTAGGTCATTAATGCCTTTGATGACTCTATGATAAGTCATCTTGGGTATGTAGTAATCTAATCCTATTGTTAAATCTTTAGGCAATTTGTCATCTAACTGTAATTGCCAACCACTTCCACTCAATACATGTACACATCGATTCTTTTTATCTCTATGCCAAACGAGTTCGTCATCTGATATATTTGGTTCGAATGTTCGGTATATGAACTCTCGACCTGTACCATGCTGTTCTTCTATTCGTTCTCTGTATGGTTTCATACAAATATTTAGGTGTTATTTTTTACCAGAAAAATGAACCACCACCACTCAAACCAAGTTGTTTTGCGTATCTTGGTAGTCTACATGACCAATATCCTGGTGTGGTTTTATCATTTGCAGTATCACAATTATGTCTTGCGACATATGATGCTCTTGCCTTAGGGTCTTTAAATTTTACTGATAGACCTGATGTATCTCCGAATGTGACTTTCTTTGTCTTGTCACCATCTTTAACATAGACATAGAACTTCTTAGGCCCGCCTGATTTAGGTTTACCTATTGCAACATCTTTATCTTCTTCTTCGGTCATCTCCATCATAGGACAATCTAAAGGTACAAGTTCATTCTCATAGATATCATACTCACCTAAGTTTGTCTCTAAGACTTGTTTATCTATCTCTGTAAGATTATATCTTCCTTCTGCAACTAGTTTTCTTGCCTCTTTGATTACCTCAAAGTACATCATTGAACCTAGTCTGAATGGATTATCTAATAGATTTGTTTCTGTCATCTGCAAGTCTCTCAATGTGTCATCGATAGCCATGCCTTTAAATGTGTTTATTTTCATTTGGTTTTACCTGGTGCAATATCTTTTAATGTCTTCTTGCCTTTGTTCATTTCTTTTTGTCTTACGACTTTCAACATCTTCTTGGCGAGTTTTGATATTGCTTTTGTTTTCTTATCGAGTATCTTTTCTAGAGCCCTCTTTTGACCCATACCCAATTCTGCTTTATTTTTACCTTTAAGAATTCTAGAGGCAATCTTACTTCTTGCCTGTTTTTGTGCCCTCTTCATAAGTTTCTTAGGGTCTAGAATCTTTCTCTTCATCGCCTTCTTTCGTGCAAAGGCAATCTTCGCTCTATTCTTACGCATCGCTCTGCGTTTCTTCATTCTAGTTTGTATAGAGTCTACCTCAGAAATTACTTCTGGTGTAGATTCTTCTTCAAATAAAGACCTGAAATCCTTAATCATTACTTCACCATTAAATCTTTTGCTTTCTTCTTAAGTTTAATCTTTTTGGTAACCTTTCTGAGTTTGTTTCTAATTCTACCCATGATACCTTTTGCAAGATTCTTAAACATACCTTCGTTGATTATGTCATCTGCCATAGTGGTATGTTCGAATACAATCTCACCATCGCCTGTCATATGTGTGATAGCACCATGCAATTCTTCTCTAGTCATTGTATCGCCTGCACCTAGATTAGCAGGTAGTTTTTCAAACTCTGCTGACATTTCATTCCACATGTATGATGCAAGCATATCTTTCTTACTGTATTCTGCATCATCATCATAGAATGTGTTTAGTTTCTTTTGACCCATTTGAAAATACTTTCTCATGGCATCATTCATTTTGTTATTTGCCTTAGTGATTTGTTCTTCGGTCATTCTGTCACCAATAAATGCAAAGTAGTAATCACCTGTTCTAATTGGGTATGATAGGGCAATAAAACTTTTTATAGGACTATTGTTTTCGTAATGTTGTTCTTCTTCGTTGTCTACAATCCATTTCAGTTCTTCTTTATCAAATGCAACTCTCTTTGCGTACTTTTTGATGTCCATTCTCTTAGATAATGCTTCAGATAAAATCAATGCATCGAGTTCTTCTTCGAGTTCTTTCAGTTCTACTGACTCATTATAAGGATATCCCTTTAAAGGATTATCAAACAACATAGACATATGATTCTTCTTGCCCTCTTTGTTCTTCTTACCTTGAATCTTAATCATCTTGTCTACATTTTCAGTATAAGATGTTTCTAATTCACCTGGTGTGTCTGCCTTGTAAGCGGCAAGCATTTCATCTGTGCCCATTAGATGAACACCATTGTCTGTTTTATTTCCGTTTGCCATTTTTCAATATCCCCTGTTTTACTAGTCTCTCTCTAAGTCTAGGTTCTTTTCTATTATAGTTTTTAGATACTACCGATAGATTTGATTTATCATTATTCATTGGGTTGTTATCTTTATGATGAACATCTTTACCCTTTATGTCTTTGTTGTCTTTTAACTGATTTCTAGCGGCGTTTCTTGCAGCTCGTCTTTTGATTTGGTCTGGTTTACCTTGATAGTTTTCATATTCTTTTTTGTAATCTCTATCTTCTTCTACTTCAGACTCTTCGTTCTTATTCTTATTCTTTGCATCATAGTCTTTGATAGACTTTCTTGCGGACTTCATCATTGCTTTTTGATGTGCCTTTTGTTGAGACTGAGTTCTCTTTCTCATTACATCTGAATGTCGTTCTTCCAGTTCTTCACCCATTACTAACTGACCTAATGCCTGTGATATTTGAGTCAATACAGGTATTGGTATTTGTGCAATTAATTGTGCCTGGGCAGATGAAACACCTTTCATCTTACTTAACATTGCTTTGACTTTTGCGTTCTCTTCTATCTCTGTCTCTTCTGGTACACAATTAGGAACTACTTTTCCACCTTTCTTTTTTGTACCAACTTGTTTGTAACCATCCCAACATGCTTCATCCATTGTGAAGTCTTCGTCTGCAACAAATGATTCACCCTTAACTTTGTTTGCGAGGTCTTTGTCTGCCTTACCCCATGTGCCGGAACCTTTAGTAATAAAACTATTCACTCTGGCAAATGCCCATTGTGGTGCAGTTGTACCAGGTCTATGACCAGTCTTATATGCAGCCAATCCCCTATCGTAAACTTTCTTTAGAATACCATATGAGATGCCTGATTTCTCTGCCTTGTTTACCAAACCTGTAATCTTTTCTACTATCACGGTTTCTTCGCCAAACTGTTTCTCAAACTTCTTAGTATGAACTGACTTCTTAGTTTTACCTTCATCATCACCAGGTGCAGGTCCACTTTTCTTTGCTTTAAAGTGTGCATCTCGTTTCTGCTTAGTGTCTTTAGACAAACCACTATGA